AGACAATACTTAGCAGAAAAAGTTTTACACATGATACAGGCTTATTATACAGAAGAGCGCGTAATACAAATTACAGACGAGTCTGATCCATTTAAACCTAGGAACAAGTTAAAAGTAAACCAAATGACTCCTGCAGGCGAGATTATAAATGACCTTACTTTAGGAGACTATGATGTTGTAGTCGGCACGGCTCCAGCTAGGGATAACTTTGATGAGATGCAGTTTGCTGAAGCTATTGAACTTAGAAGTGCTGGGGTACCAATTCCAGATGATTTAATTGTTGAGTATTCACATCTATCTCGTAAAGCTGATATTGCAGAAAGAATCAGACAGATGCAGGGCACCGCTCCTCCAACAGAAGAACAAGTACAATTACAACAATTCCAAATGGAATCTCAGATCAGAAGCACGCAGCTTGAGATAGCTAAACTAGAGGCTGAAGTCGCTAGATTACAAACTGAAGCACAGCTTAACCAAGCAAAAACCCAAGCAACTGCTGCTGATCCACAGTTGAAGGTTGCTGAATTACAGAGTAAAATTCAGACTAAGACTGAGGAACTTCAATTACGTGAAAGGCTATCACAGCTAACTAACGAAATGAGAAAGAACCAAAGTGATACTGCAGCTGCTGCTAAAATGGCTGCTGCAGCCATGAAACCTACAGGAGGTAATTAATATGGCTAAAAAAAATAAAAAAACTGAAGCCCCTACAGCAGATGACAAGATATTGTTTGACGCTATGCCAGGGTCGGATGCAAAAACTGAAGAAGACGCAAAAGGATTCGAAGTTGATATGAACTTTGACACACCTGACGAAGAAGTAGAATTTCCCAAGGAGGACGAAATTGAAGAAGTCGAAGAACTTAAAGCTGAAGAAGAACCAGTTGAAGAGCCTGAAGAGGAAGCAGAAGAGGAAGTCCTTGAAGCAACAGACGAAAGTGAAGAAGATACAGGAGAAGAAACAGTACTGGCAGAAGATGAAGGAGATACACAACAACCTACTGAACCAGTACAGGAACGACCTGAAGAGCCAAAAGAACCTATGATTCCAAAGTCTAGGTTTGATGAAGTCCTAGCAAAACAAAAAGCACTAGCTAAAAGAGTAGAAGAGTTATCTAACCCTATTGAAAAAATAGACAAAGCTCCAGAGTTCGACTTTGAAGCAAAAGAGTTAGAGTATCAAGACATGATTTTAAATGGCCAACCTACTGACGCTGCAAAAATAAGAGCAGAAATACGAGCAGCTGAAAAACAGACAATGATGTTTGAAGTGCAAAATCAAATGGGCCAGACTGTGCAACAAAGTACAGAAACTATGCGTCTGCAACAAAAAGCAGCCGAAGTTGCAGAGAACAATCCTATTTTAGATGAAGGCAGTCCTCAGTATGATGAAGTTAAAACTCAAGAAGTGTTAGGTTTAAGAGATGCTTATATTATTCAAGGCTATGAAGGCGCAGATGCTTTACAAAAAGCAGTAGATTTATTGATGCCTACTAGTATTGATCCGGCGCCTATAAACGCACCGGACTCTGTACAACAGCAAGTAGCTCAGAAAAAACAAGTAGCTAATACTAAAAATAAATTAAAAGCAGCTGAAAAACAACCACCAGCTTTAAAAGGTAAAAATAAAGTAGAGAAAAAATTTGATGTAAGCACTATGTCAGTAGATGAGTTCGATGCTTTGCCTTCTGAAACTTTAAGCAGAATGCGTGGCGATTTCGGATAAATGGTGGTATATTAAAAATAAGTTCGCACGTAAGAGCGATATCTTACCAGGGTCGTTCCTGTAAAACATACGTATTCGCCCGTCCAAGGCGTTAAATTGACCGGGGTCGTGTCCGCAAATAACGAGAGCGTTATCCCAACGAAATAGGGTACACGGATAAAAGTCGCTCCAATAAGTCGACTGGTTAATAAACATTAATGATAGGAGACTTATCATGGCAAATACAAACTTTGCTGCGTTGACCAGTGAACAATTAACGATCTGGTCTCGTGATTTCTGGCGTGTAGCTAGAAATATGTCTTTCATTAACCAATTCGCGGGTAGCGGATCTAACGCAATGGTTCAGACTATATCTGAACTTACTCAATCAGAAAAAGGAGCTAGAGCTGTATTAACACTTTTAGCCGATATGACTGGTGATGGTATTGTTGGAGACAACACTCTCGAAGGAAATGAAGAGGCACTAAGAGCTTTCGACATAGTCGTAGGACTCGACCAACTAAGATTTGCGAACAGACTGTCTGGTAGACTGGCTGATCAAAAATCAGTTGTGAACTTTAGGGAACATTCAAGAGATGCTCTTGCTTATGCAATGGCTGACAGAATGGACCAATTAGCGTTCCTTACTTTAAGTGGTATTGGATATAACTTGAAAAACAATGGTGGTCTAAGACCGTCAATGAATTCAGGTCAAAATCTAAATGACTTAGCGTTTGGTTCAGATGTATCCGCTCCAACTTCTAATAGACATAGAAGATTTGATGCTACTAATGGTATCGTGGCTGGTGATGTTACTGCAACTGCTGCAGTCGACAAACTAAGCTATGGTGGTATTGTTGATCTAAAAGCTTATGCTAAAGATCAGTACATCAGAGGACTAAGAGGCGCAGGTAATGATGAAACATATCATTTATTTGTGACACCTCAAGTAATGGCTGACCTAAAACTTGATTCAGACTTCCTTGCTAACGTAAGACAAGCTGGAGTAAGAGGACCAGGTTCAAGCTTATTCGCAGGTTCTTCAAGCCTAATGGTTGACGGTATTATGATCCACGAGTTCAGACATGTGTTTAACACAAACGGAGCTACTACTGGAACATCATCAAATGCTGGTTCAGCTGGATACAAATGGGGAGCTGACGCTGATGTCAACGGTTCTGCATGTATCTTTGCAGGTGCACAAGCACTAGCAATGGCTGACATCGGTGTGCCAGAAATAGTCGAAGACACATTTGACTATGGCAACCAAAATGGTATTTCAATAGGTAAGATATTTGGTCTTAAGAAGCCAGTTTATCATTCAGACGTTTCTGGTCAGAATGAAGACTTCGGTGTAATAAGATTAGATGTAGCTTATTAATTGTGGTATATTTTATAGGTGGCTGTAATGGCCACCTATATTTAAGGAGAGAATTATGTGGATAATAGCGAATGAAGACAAGTATGTAGCTTCAACATGGGGCGCAGTTGTTAGATTAACAGCTGGAGAACCTAAAGAAGTAGGAACAGAACTAGGTATACTATGTTTACAGAGTGGATGCACGGAAGTAAAAGACGGAATACAAACGGCTAAACCAGCCCCCGTCATAGAAGAAGCTGTAGAGATTTTAGAAAAAGTAATAGAAGAAACTACACCTTCAATAAATTTAGAGGACATGACTAAAGTGCAACTAGAAGAACACGGGCGCACCTTAGGAATCGAACTTGATAGACGTAAAAAGAAATCAGATTTAATTGCAGAAATAGAAACTGCACAAAGTTAAAAGGATGAATTATGGCAGGGACACTGACAGGCACTAACTTATTAAGCAGAATTAAAGATACATTACAGGACACTACTAGCGTTAGATGGCCTGAAGCTGAATTAATTAGGTACATAAATGATGCGCAAAGAGAAATTGTAAATTTCAGGCCAGAATCTTCGGCCACTACAGCTAGTGTACAGCTCACTACAGGTACAAAACAAACTTTACCTAGCGCAGGGTTAAGGTTAATTAAAATAGTAAGAAACATGTCCGCAGCGGGCGGAAGTGCTACAGGTAAAAGAGCAATAAGAATTGTTAACCCTGATATTTTAAATACCCAAGAACCAGATTGGCACGACCCAACTGTATCCGGAGATGCAGCTCATACTACTATAGTCAAACACTATATGTTTGATGAAGATGACCCAAGAAACTATTATGTTTATCCTGGAGTAGCTGGTAACGCATATGTAGAAGTTGTTTATTCGGCTTCTCCAACAGATTTATCATCTGCAAGTTCTACTATTGGAGTAGATGATATATACGCAATCGCGATTATAGATTTTGTTCTATTTAAAGCATATATGAAAGATGCAGAGTACGCATGTAATTCACAATGAGCT